AGCGGTAACAATAGATTGAGGGTAGTAGAAATAATGTAATTCCATTCTATATGCGGCATTTGGCGTTGGCCCTAGAATAAAACTTAACTCTGTAGGTGCGCTATATTGTGGTCCAAACAACGCATAATATGATGGTAGTCCAGTATCATTTGGGCTTGGATAAGCTTCACGAATAAAGTTTACATCTTTGTTTAAAAGGTATGTATATGTTTCTGTAGCCAAGCCATAGTTCTCAATAACAGCTATAGAGTATGTGGCTAGGTAGTCATCTGGGCAAGATAAGTATTTATTTGCCGGCGATGTTATACCTGTTACATTCTTGCGTAATGATGGTAACTGAACCGTATTGTAGATACGCTGCTCTGCTTGTTTTACAAACACAGGGATATTCTCTACAAACCCACCCGTTCCAGTGTCGTAGTTTTCAGCGTATGCCTCAATAGCGGCAACAAGTGCAGCGTAATTCATTATGCCATCGGCCCTCTAGACATTACGCCTTTAGTAGCAGCGCCTGTACCACGCATCTTAATTTCACCATTTCTATTCATTTGAGTAGAAGCTGGATTACCCATACTTACTCTGCGAGCTGGCATACCACCCGGAGCTGACTCTACAGCACTCATTGAATTAGGATCTGTTTGATAACCTGTTTTTGCAGTTTTCATAGTCTTACCATTCATAGTATGCGGTTCAGCATAGACTTTGGCATCGCCAATTTCTTTGCCCATTACCTTTTTAGAAAACTTAGCCATTATCTGCCCCTTTGTGCGGCTACTTTAGCCATATTGCGTCCCATAGACTTCATGTTAGCATTAGTCTTTCCTACACCGTTCTTGATTGGTCCATTTTGTGTTTTAGCTGTTGGTCCAGAATCACCAAGGTTTGTACCTTCAGTTTTTCCTTTTCTTGCTACTCCATCGGCTGATTTCCTGAATCCCATTTTACACTCCTAAGTTATTGTTACACTATTTACTGTCCCAGTTGCAACTAATGCATTGGGTGTTAAAACTCTATCAAACCCGCTAGATCCACCAACAGGTGCCCAGCCCCACTCAAATACTCTACTACCACCTTCTTGATATCCATTTTGCTCTATAGTATTATTAGTACCATTTTTAATCTGTAAACCGCTTACACCAGAAGCTTTATAACTTGTATCAGGTCTTGGCTCTCTTACCGCTTGAGGATCATCTACTGGGTACATCCCTAAAGATAACTGCGGTTGATCCTTTTCCCAACACTCTACACATACTTTAATATTCTTTATTTGTTGCTTAATGACCAGCTTTCTAAGTTCTTTTAACTTATACCGCTGACCACATCTGTCACATTCGGCAATTGCAAACTTGCCACTACTAAATTTATTAGGCATAGAATAAAGTCCTTGGCACAAATCTAGAAGCCGCCTTATCCCTATCTTCTGTAGATGCCAGTAACCATTGTTCTTCGTACTCTTGCTTTAAAAATCCTATCCTTGGCTGTCCTTCTGGTAGTTTCTGCGCCATATAAAACGCTAGTCCAGCTACCATGCAAGGTAATAATCTAAAAGGAATATCTTGTTCTGTAGTTCCACTGCCAGCGTCTTGAATCCTACGCATACGCCAGTAAATAAACGTGTAAGGCGCACCTCCAGCATCAGGTGTAGGCCATACGTTTATACATGGAAGATTCTGAATAGTTACTGAATCGCCATTAGTATGGGTAGCCGCAGTTGTGCCGTTCTGCCCACGCGCACAGTTAGTTAGGGTATTATCTACTATGTTTGGATAGCTAATAACCTCTGTACCTATTAATATAAACCCCGCACTTGGTAAATTAGCACTAGATGCTACATTAATTGAAGTAGCTGTTGCGCTTACTGTTCCGGTATTGTTAGCTAAAGTAGTTGTGGCTACAGCATTAGTCATCGCAGTTTGGCGGTTAATCCATACTTGAATTGGTCTACCTGTAGTCAGCTTATTAGGAATAGTAGAGTAGGTAGATTCAGATATTCGGCTAATGTTTATGTCAACTTGATTGCTTGCTGATCCGTTATTTTGACGGATAACCATATCTAGTAAGTCTATTGTATTGTTTGGTATGGCATATAATGCTTGTCCAGTAACAAGGTTTATTTGACCTTGCTCAATAGTCCATAGATTAATACCACGGTTAGCCCATTCAATACTTAATAAGTTTAAAGATCTACGGGCTGTGCGTAAGTCATAACCGCTACGCAACTGAGAACCACAACGCTCAAACGCCTCTTCAACAAGGTTGTTAAGGTCTAGATTGAATGTTGTTAGTCCTGAAGTTGTCATTACTTCCTCTTTTTAGCCGTCTTTGCTGAATTGATGAAATCCATTGAGGAGGGGGCGCCTTTGGCTCCGACCTTCCGCATTTTCTCACCAGACCCAGCAGCAATCCTTTTACGCTTTGCATTAATATTTTCATATAAGCCACCGGTTTTCATATAACCCATTTTGTTACGAACATCAGTAGGTAACTTAGATAAACCCTTGTTATCGCTTGGAACTTCTTTTAGCTTACCGCCTTTAGCGTATTGAGTAAAATCAGTATCATCCCTACGGGATTCCTTTTTACCTTTAGGCATTTTAGAGGGGCTTATTGCGCCCATTCCACGAGAGGCTTTCATTAACAGTACCTTCCGCCTTTAGCCATCTTAACCATTGTTCCTTTGGTTAATCCTTTTTTAGCTACGCCATTAGCTGATTTACGGAAAGATCCGCCCTTTGCTAGTTTAAGTTCTGTTCCTTTGCCACCTTTATGCTCTTGAGAATCATGCTGTTTAAATGCTTTTTTAATCATGGCTTTGTCTTGTTTAACGTCAGATTTCATTTCACCCTTTTCAGAATGAGTCATCCCGCCTTTAGCCATTTTAGTCATGCCGCCTTTTTTCATAGGCATAGCAGGAGTTCCGGGCATAGCAGTACCAGCTTGCATCATTTGATTATCAGCAGCCATACGACCACCTACTGGCATTATTGGTTTTCTTTTGGCTGCCATTGCCATCATTTTTGGGTTCATTTTAGAAGCCATCGTATCACCACCTTTTTTAAATAATGTTAATTTACCATGATTTGTTTTAGGATTATTTACCTTTTGTAAATCAGGTCTTGATTGTTGACCACCTTTAAACTTTATCCCTTTATCTGCTTGCATAAATTCTTGACCTACAGATTTAGGAACTCCTGCTTTTTTAGAAAATGAAGCGTTGTTAGCTACAGCTGCCATAAAATTATGTTGTTCTTTAGATTTGCTTGGCATTATAAACACTTTCCTTTTGTATGCCCCTTAACTGCGCAACCATCTGCCCTTTTAGATGCTTTTGATCTAACAGTACCACCTTTTTTAAAAGTTCCGCTATATCCAACTTGAAACCGTGGTGATCCTCTACCGCCTACTGGCTTACTAACTCCAGCTCTAAATCCATCTTTTTCGTAATTTAAATCTGTTGCTACTACTTTGTTTATTTTACCTTGTGGCGTATCTAAACTAATTCCTGTTCCACCAAAATCTATAGCGCCATCTTCCAGTTTCTTTTTAAATCCTAATCTACCAACCATTCCTTTTGGTGCTGACATTCCACTTTCTGGTGGTGGTGAAGGCATAGAGCCGCCAGATAAAGAAAAAGGAGATTCACTTTTTGGATATTGTGATACTTCATCTTTAGACAATCTTTTTAAATACGCCTTGTCTTCATCTTCCCCAGCGTCTAAGATTGCTTCTCTAACAAATTTTGTTAACCCATCAGGCACGAGTAAATCCTTTTTTGGCTATACCATCTGCACGTTTTGATGCTGAAGAACGAACAACTCCACCTTTTTTCATTCCTGATTTACCAAATGAATCTAACATTTCTCTAGTAGACTCATTTTCAGAAACACGAGGGCTACGGCTAGGTTTTTCATCTTCGTCTTCGCTTAACCGTTCTTTAGCACTTTTAGATAATTCCACTTTATCCCGCATGTTAACAACTTTGTCAATTGCTGGACCTATACCAGATTTTTCTACAATGTTTTTACCTAACTCTGGAAACTCTTTGTCTAATTCTTTTCCTATTACTGATCCAATTCCTAAACCAGTTCCTAAAACACCAGCTCTACTCAT